GTCGCTGACACCGCTCAGCTCGATTAGATACGCTCCGGCCACCCAGTTCGGCATGGCCATTGTCAGGGTCGGGTGAGTTGCACGTACCGGCGCTGTATAGATCGTGACCCGATTAGAAAGATGATCGGACTTGTCACCGCGCAAAGTCCAAACGTTTCCGGCATTATCTGCGGGCGATGAAATATCGACTGCATCGAAAACGATGCAGACCATCATATTGCCAATGGTCGGGCTTACCGCAAAATTAGCGGGTGTTGAACCTACCGTATAGCCGGATTGGACAACCACAGGGGTGGCCATTCAGCTTACCCCTGAGTCCAGACAACCTGACCGGTAACATTCGACGTCGTTGTTGCCGCCGGAATGAAGTAAAAAAACGGCACTGAACCGTCAAACAGGCGCGGCATACCGCTCGTGATCGCATCAATCGCGTTCGGAATGTTTGCTGCAGTGAGCTCAAGGGCGGCGAGCGGTCGATATGCCACCAAATTTACCGTACCGGAAACCCATGAAGCGGAAAGCGTCATGTTGGTGACTGCCTTGACACCAATATCGCCAGTGTCCATACCCAACGGAAAGAAGGCGCCGACTGAAGGACTGGCAGCTGTCGGAAACACGTTGCTTGCAACCCTGCCGGTGGCGCCACCAGATTCCGTGTAAGTGACACTAATCGTTGGTGTTGCCGCACCGCAGGCCGCTGACACTTCAAGTCCCAAGAGGACACCGGCACCATTGATTGTTCCTGTATTGTCACGAGCAGGGAATTCAACGCTATTGATGATTTGTGGTGTCGCTGCGGTGATTGTGAACCCGCCGTTATGCCAAAGACGATCAGCGAGGACCAGCGTGCCGGCAGCAGAAGCTGCTCCTTGAAGTCTTGCTAAATAGGTGTTGCCTGCTCCCGGGTTACGGAAATCAATTTGGCCTGGCACCTGCCCTGCAGTAGAGCTGAGTGCGGCACCTGCGAGAGTCGTTGAATATCCACCGACACCCGGAGACCCGGCCAGTTTCCAAAGCGATTGCGGGCGACCGACAACCATGACGCCTGTCGGTGCCTTAGCGATAAAACGAGGCCACTGCATGCCGGCAACAACACCATCAAGAGTTGCGATAGCCATTTGATATTCTCCAATGCGTACTGAGGGGATAGCCGGCGAACCGGCCATCGGCCATCGGCGGTTAGGCCAGCGTCAGGATTGCACCGGGGGATGCGTTGTTGAACTTGATGGTGAACGTTTCGGTGTCATTCAGGGTGGCCGAAGCGCCGTAGTCCCAATAGCCAACAGCCGCTTTAGCCGGCGAGATTGCACTGTCGTTGTAGAGCACCGCATAACGGAACGGACCAATCTGACCGCCGGATGCAGTGAAAATAACTTGGGTGCCGGAAACAGTCGTGGTGCCAGACGCCTCGGCGACCGTGACGGTCGTGGTTAGACCGCCAGCAGGATAGCCAAGCGCGGCAACAGGGGCCGGGTGCGGTGTAGTGTTCCAGCTCGCGTCGGTGGCGGCTGGTGCGGTGTTGGTTAGAGCGACCTTGAATACGTGAGCATCAAAGTCATGAACACCCCGAATCAACTGCTCGGTGAAGTCCTGAAATTTATTGAAGACAGCCATTTGAATACTCCTGGTTGAAAGTGAAGCTGATTACCTGCCCATCTCAACGATGGCCATGATCTCGTCCAAGCCAAGCCATTCGACAGCGCACGGATTGACTTTTATTGATGCCAGCCCGCGCCCGACGTTAATGCCGGCGGACACATCTGTTATTTGTTCATACGTAATTGCTATCGAGTTACATTTTTCGATAGCTTTTTCTGATTGTACAGCAACCGTCGCGGCATGTGTATGTGCCCTGCCCTGAACGTAACCAAGGGACGGCAGGGCACGCATGGCGACTTGCGCCTCAAATATCTGCACTCCACTGCGTGCCACTTTGGTCATCCTGACCCAGCCGTGGTCCTTCTTGACGTAACCGGTGCCCGCGTCGTCACCGCCACCAACAACAGATGGCTGTAGTGCAACACTAGACACTTGCGCTACTTCTGTCTGCTTATCACACAGGAGATTGGCTGCGGCAGACGCGCCTTCCAACCCTGAATACGATACAAGCAGGGCGCCGGCTGTTAGGCCGACAACCCCAATCTTCCGCAACATGTCGCCAGCAGATACGCCACCGATTGCTGCCAGCTGCTTCATGCGTTCTGCAGCTGTCACAGATTCTTGCTCCACACCGCGTCTGCAACGCTCGCTTGACCTGCCCTAACATCAGCATGAATCGGCGTGATCTGTGCTTGGGCCATCAGAGCCGCGACGGTTGCCGCTGCGATGCTCTCTGCGCTGGGGCCGGAGCCGCCAACAGTTGTGGTCGTATAGGCGCTTGCTTTCTCACGCTCAACATAGACACCCGCTACAGGGATGATCATGCCTTTCAGGTTTCCTTTGATTTCGTAATTTCCGGCGTTCGGAAACTTGAGCGTGTAACCATTGATCAGGTCGCACTGGTACATGAATGCACCACCACCTTGGTCAAGCGCTTTCCACTTGTGCATAACCGGATAGACAGAACCGACAGCATCCCCCTCAAGAGCGCGCAACGAGGCGTGAAACGCCGGCAAGTCAAGAATACTTGCCGTGCTTTCAATTACCATGTTGGACCAATCAATTGAGATGGTCACGGGCTATCCCTTTTCCAAAGCCATTGCTAAACATAGAGTCGATGTGCCTGCGGAAATAACAATCTCGTTCCACGGTGCCCAGGCAACGCATAACAGCACTGTTGCAACGACCCCGATTGAACAAGCTAAGAGGTTGGCTGTTTTCATTACTCGTCGGCGTTCCGCACAGCCGTACCAGAGCCGCCGTTAGAGGTCACGGCCAGCGTCGATTCAAACGGCACAATGCTTGGCGTCGCGCCCTTGCGCACACGGTAGCGCACGTTGAAATTTGATAAATGTTGGAAGTTGGCTGACTGGATAGTGGTACCAGTAGCCACTCCATCAATGAATGGGATGAATACAGGCAAGCCGGATGCGTAGCCGCCCACAGGCACAGCAGGCGAAAGACCGGAAATCACGTTACCCGAGCGCGAGGTATAAATGTGCGGTTTTCCGTTGATCCGGATGTAACAAGCCTGTGAACCCGGCGCAGTTGGCGTATCTGCCGGCGCAGCGGTGAGCGTTACAGTCGTTGCGCCAGCGGTTGCCGTGCTTGCCAGCGTCGTGTCCGCGGTGAACCCGCCCGAACCGTTGTCTCGCGCCGCAAATACATAGTCGCCAACTGCTACCCCACCCACTTCGACGGCAATCGAGGTTGGCGGTTTTTCATCAACACCAGTATGCGACTTTAGTTGATAAGACTTCGAGTCACCGGCCATTACTCCGGTCAGCCACCAGCCTTGCGCCACTGTCCAGAAACCACCACTACGACTACCGAACGGAGCCGGCGCGTTCTCCGCGTAGGTTTGCCCCGGCAGAGAGCGATAGCTATAGCCGGGAATGCTGTTGAAGGTGATCGTTGAGGATTCAGAGCAGGCCCACATCAGCGCCTGATACGCATCGGCCATCGACACGGAACCGTTCAGCGTGATCGTGCCTTTGTGTAGTAACGGGCCTTCACCGCCGCCCAAGTCTTGCATTGTATCGCCATAGGTCAGCGTAATTTTGGCGGTTGCCGCCGTGCCGCCAATCGAGGTGTGGAAGTACGCAGCAGCAGCGGCAGGGGTCATTACCGCCGCATTGACGTTGGTATCAAGGGCGGTTGAAAGCGCCGCCGATTGTTCGCCACCAGCCGCCAGATTTACGTCAAAGTGTGAGTAGGTCTGCCCGTATTTGCGGGAGTAGACCGTCACGTTACCGGAATCGATCAGCGTGCCGCCTGTCTTGGCCTTGAGCAATATCTGGAAGTTCGCCGAATCCGCGTCGCTCCAATACTTCGTTACCTTGGCCGCGTTTTGAATGATGTAGATCGGGCTGGATGCGACTAGCGTGCCAAGTACCTTTAAGCCGGTGTAAAGTACCGCGCCGCTTGATTGTTCGATAGAACCGAACTTGAACCACTTGGCGGCAGCGTCGTCAATGTTGATGCCGTTGAGCAGGGTAAGCGCCATTGGGCGCGATGCGTTACGCTTACCTGCCAGCTCTGAGGGATTCGAGCCTAGAATTGAAACATTATCATCGCCGGTTGGCACTGAGTCAGTGGCGAGCGCCTGCAACCACTGATGAAGTTCCAGCGTTGGGAAGCGCGTATCGGTGCCTGGTACAAATGCTGAACCGGTGATGTTGCCGTTTGTGGCAATGGCGAAGGTTGAATTGATGGTCATGGATTACTCACTCGTCAGGAATTTGTGACACGTAAATCGAAGAAATGCCCGGTGTTGCGGTCATCAGGGTTTCGTATGGGATGTAGGTCGGCGAACCACTGGCTTTGCGGACTTTGATTCGCCAGTCGTTAAGGCTGGCAACACCATAGACGTTCAGGGTGATAACGACCGTCGATGTGGCGGCAATCTGGTCATATTTCGTCACCGTTCCATCTTTGTCGCGGATGCTTATGCGCGAACCGACAACAACATTGGTCAGCGTCAGTTCATGCGTGCCAAGTTCCATGTCAGCAGGCAACGGATTAACCGCGCCGCACCAGCCTGTCGGCGTTGCGTCTGTTCCAGGCCCGTAAATTGTGGGCGAACCACCGACAGCGACGCCAATCACAGAGGCAGCGCCAGCCGCTTGGCCGAACCCGCGCCAGTTATGTGAAAGCGTTTTGCTGGCTGTTCTCATGCCGAGCCAACCCCTGAAAGGTAGCGCAGCGCGGTATTGGTCGGCGTCAGGTCGGTTGGCGCATTGACGAATTGTGGGTCAAGTGTCGTATTGCCTGAGCCGAGCGCAATGTTGCTGTTTGTTGTGTTGCCGTAAAAATTATTACCTGACAATGCGCCGGCAGAATACGTATAAGTTGCATTTGCTACACCGTCAGCAATGTTTATCCCGTATTTACCCGCCCCGGTATGTCCCACAATGAGGTTGTCGACAATGGTCGCATTGCCGACGGCCAAGTTTATGCCGTGGCCTGCGTTGTTATAAAAGGTGTTGTTTCTGACAATCCAAGAGGCGTTATTTGATCCGGTCGTGCCGGCAAGTACCAAGCCATCGCCGTTGTTATTTTGGAAAATGCAGCCCTCGACAAGGGACAACATGCCGAAGTCACAAGCATTAAATCGCTGGTCTTTGAACAAGCAGTCAATCAGCATTACTCCGTAATTTGACCCGTAGGACGCATAAATAGGGCGCGTGCCGACCGCCTGATTTCCTGTATTGATAAAAGAACAGCGCAACAAAGTTACAGAGGAAACCTGCGTAGCGTCTTGTCCGGACGAGTCGAACACGCAGTTTTGCGCAACAGAATAAGCGCCCCCGTAAATTCCCCCATAGTTATTGAACGCCACGGAGGTTGCAGTGAACATTAGGTTTTCAACACGGCTACGAATGCCCATGTTTATGCCGTAGCAGTTATGCCCGATCTTCGGTCGCCCGTTATAACCAACCATCGCAACGCCGGCGGGGAGCGAGAAGTTTGTTATCGCGTAGTCAATATCAATCGGGTCAAACGAACCCTGCCCTTTGACTAGAATGACGTTACCCGCCACAGCAACCGCCGCGCCGCCTGCAGGGGTAGCCTTTGCCCCGCCCACTTTAGCAACGCCCGAAGCGCCGGAAGCGGTAGAGCAAACCCGGTCAAGCGTTGCTGCGTTCGTGCTGCCGACTGCAGTTATAAAGTACGTGCCTGCTGTAAAGTTCGTTCCTGACGCGATGCGTATGGTGTTCCCAATCATCGCGGACGTAAAGCCGCCCGAAACGCTGCCAACCGTTGCGGACGCGCCCGATGTCGTCAGGTCTGTGATTGCTAATTGGGCAGCAGCCTGGTTGGAGTAGTCAGTTCCGGCGCTGACAATATTAGGGTCAAACCCGCCGCCGTTGATGTCAGCGCCGTTAATCCATGCGCGCCAAACGGCTGATGCACTGATCGCCATTAAATGGTCTCCACGATCTTGCCCATCGAGGCCAAGGCATCGAGCGTTGTCCATCGTCCATCGGCGAAGCGTACCGTGCCGTCAACCTCAACCATTACAAGCCCAAAGTCCTGAACGGTATGCGTGACAACAAATGGGCGATGCTCCGGCGTAGCGATATGGGTAGGTGCAGACAGCACGCTATCAATCCAGCCGGCGTCAACAATGCCGAGGCTCGTCATCATCGCGCCAAGCTGCGTAACACCCTCAATAGTGCGTTGGTCTAGCAAATCAACACTGGTGCCGTCCGGATCGGGCGTCGTCAAGTCAAGGCGTTTTATCCACGCCTCAACCGATACCTCGGTCTTTGCCGCCGTCAGCAAGAAACTCACAGCAGTGGGGCCGAGTCGGTCAAAAAAATCTTGTTTTGTCAGTCTCATTTTCTATACTCGCCGGGAAGTTGTTTCCGCTCATACTCGCTAAAGTAAGAAGCCTTGCAGTGTTCGTCTTGCCAGAAAAACAGCGCGTCGATAACGATCTGTGCGATTTTCCAGTATGGTGAAACAAGGCGAAGCCGCCACGCACGAGCGCTCAGAGTTTCGTCAGGCTCACCGCCAAGCAGTGTGTTTGCCTGCTGGTCTAAGGCGATGGCGACGTTCTTTAAGCTCATTTTATGTACTCACCCGGTAATTGGCTGACTGCCAGCTTATTATTTTCCGTTATTGTAGCATCTCGATAGCGTGCGACTATTGATATGCCGTCACTTGCCAGCTAACTTTGAGATGGTTTCATCCTTCTTCTGACTGCGCTGAGTTGAACCATAGAAGAACTGAAAAATGCTGGCGATCGCCGTCCCGAGCAGGAAGCCGAGGATCGTGTCTGCGATGCGCTGATTGGTGACCGTGCCGAAGGTTGCCCCGCAAAAGAAGAGCATCGAGAAGGCCGACCAGCCAATGGCGAAGTAATAGACAAAGCGCTTGGAAAAAACGTCTTCTTGCCCGAGGGCTGCGATCTGCATTTTGCGAGCAGAGTCTGTGTCCGCGATAAATGCAAGCGTCAGCTCATGCTCTCGCTCCGCGATTTTTTCAGCGAACTCGGCGGCGAGCTTCGCATTTCCCGCAAGTTTGTCGAGATAGCTTTCTCCAGGCGTGACTCCTGTAACTTTTTGAGCCACATCCACTGCGATTGCGGCGACTCTTTCGGCTGTGCCATTACCTGTTACCCACTTGATGAGTTGAGGAGCAAACTGGGCGAGGCCCATGACAATGCTAATTGGGTCCATTACATGGTTCTCTCTATTGTGATTGTGATTGATTCACCGCGTGCAACAGCGTCAGTCAGCTTGTCCATCAAGGTCGCGTAGGCACCACGCGAGTCGGTAACTCGATCACGCCCCCTGCCTCTACCTACAAGCAGACACCCCTCAGTGTCCTGACTGGTGTTGCCTGGATGAATTCTGATTCCGAGAAACTGCTGGACATCCAGAAGTCGAGGCATGATCCGACCAAAACGTTGTGACTTGTCGAGCACGACGCTGTACGTGCCGAGTGGAATAGCGGTCAAACCATAAACCTTCTTGCCGCCAGCCTCCACGCGTCGATCGCAGTCCTCAAGTGTGAAACACTCAAGGCGACCATCCACGTAAAGACGCCCGTGCGTGTAGTCAGCAGTGCCAATATCACGAACTACACACAGCTTCATGATTTGTCACCAACTTTAACTACAAACTTGCACTCGGAACACTTTTCGTTATTGCTGATTTGCATTTGCAGCATTGCAGCTGTCATCTTTTGAACTTCAATTCTCAATTCCATAATTTCTTCGCGCAGCGACAGGTTTTCCTCACGCAGCGCTGAGTTTTCACGAGACAGTTTGCTGTTTTCTGTTTGGAAGTCCATCAGCTGAAGCTGGAACTGGTTCAAGCTAACTGCGAGCTTGTCGTTCTGCTCACCGAGTCTTTTGCATTCGCCCTGCAGGCGCCCAATAATGCTCACGTCTGCATTTGCAGCAGCGACCATTTTGTCATCCATGGCCATGCCCGGTTTCTGCTTGCGCACCCACCAGCCAATGCTCAAAATGGCCGTTACCAGCCCGCCAACAATCTCACCATTGCCAAATTCAGCCATTTGCAGCCCTTGCCTTTTTCTGTTCTATTGTGTATCGAACGAGAACCCACCAGCTGGAGGCTGCGCCCATAATTTCGTAAGACATGGCAGCTGGCGGCTGATACGTTTGAATAGATTGATAGTGCGCCATGAAGCACGCGGCTGTTGAAGCTGTCCAGAGTACGCAACCAAGAAGCGCATCAGCGATGAAGTAAATGTTGGAGCGGTAACCCCAAAGCATTGAGTACATCATTACAACACCCTGCAGCACGAAGGCTGTTCCCCAGCAATGCTCTGGTGCAATCTCAGCCATCACCAAATAAGTGGTTCGCGCCGGTGTAAACAGATCACCAGGCCACAGAAGGAACAGGCCCCACAGTATTGAGCCGATCGCCAGGTTGAAGCGAATTGCCTCAAGGTCTGACAACCACAACATGTAACTAATCCGACTTTTGATATCGCGACGCTGAATCATTTATTTCTCCAGTACGCCAATACCAACAACACCCTCTTCACTCAAACGTAGTGTGAAGATGCCGCCGATGACGCCAACCTGTTTTGTGAAATCAAGCAGAGTCAGAATAGCGCCAGACTCAACGTGATAAACAACTGCGCCGCGTGTCTTAATCGACACATCAAACCAGTCGATCGTGCAGTCAAAGGCCAGCGAGGCTGACACTTCTTTGTCGATGACCTTCCAACCCTTCAGCGTGGTTCCGCCTGTCGCATACCCATCACCCTTGCACTCACCGCTGCTTGAGTAGATGTCCAAATTCGGGACATCCTCGTACAGGGCGATCTTGTAAGTGTCACTCTCAGGGTAGGCGCGTGCCAGCGTGCGGGCGTAAAACCCTGTCGGTAGCTTAGCCCCCATTTGCAACCATCCGTTCGATGACAAGGTTGCCGTCATCGTCGCGACGCATCTTCATGATGCTTGCCGATGTCTGCGTGTTGTCGATGTTCATCGTGATGTTTGGCGTGACGAAGGTTGGGGCCTGCGCTGCCTCTACTTCAGGCGCGTCATCCTCAGCCTTCTTGTTCTGACCACGCCCTGTGGCCGGCTGATCAGACTTCAAATTCTTGTTCATGGCTGAGCCGTCGTTGGACGATCCGCCGTAGTTACCACCGCTGTCAGCAGGGTCGGCTGCAGCCCCTGCCTTCTGTTGGAACATGGTGCCGGAAAGCGGTTTGAAGCCCGCAGGCGGCAGCTTACCTGTCAGCGACAGGCTGGCCTCTTCGTCGGTAATCAGGCCAAGGCTCAACTGCTCAAGGACCATCATCTGCTTGGTCTGTTTGAAGGCCAGCAGCTCGTTGTCTGGGCGCAGGTCGATTGGCTCATACTCGAAATTCACATAGACGTCCTGACCCATGATGCGCAGGGCCAGCGTGAATGCGCGGGAGTAGAACTGGTTCAGCTTGGTACGAACAGCACCGTCAGCCGACTTCATGAACAGCATGGTTTCGGCAGAGGCGATGTTGGAGCTGCCCGACTGGAAGCCCAGCACGGTGCCCATGACCTTGGCGCCGGTAGAAAGGCGTGAGTTGCCGATATCCTGCAGTGTCTTGTATTCGGTGGCGAGGCCGGCATTGCTCGGATTTTCAACTTCAAACCCAATAGAATCGAGAAAAACCAGTGCATCTTCGGGGGCCAGGCCGTTTATTTTCGATTCGATCTCGGCAATAACCGAGTTCATCTCAATCGCTGCCTGCGCAGGGTCGTTCTGTGCTTCTGCGGAGAGACCCCATTTACGGAACTTCTCTTCGTCGATGCTGATTTTTTGGCGCGGGTGGATCACCTTCTTGATGATGCGGTGAATGTCCCGGGCAAAGTCTTCTTTGAAGATGACAGCCTTGATCGCGCTCTCAATCGGCGACCAGCTATACGGGTCCAGCAGGTCCTGATCCAGCGACACGTACTGGAAGCACGGTGTGTCGAGGTTGATCTCTTCGCCGGCCACGATCTGCACCGGGCGCACGCCTCGCGCTGAACCCTTGAGGTCTGGATAAAACTTGACGGTCGTTACGCTGATCGGCTGAATGCAGCGCGGCTGCAGCGACTTGTCGAGCACCAGCTCACCGGACATCGCGCCGTACATGATCATTTCACGGGCCAGCGCCTCGCTGACTGACTTCAGGCTCATGATCGAGCTGAAGCCGTCGTCGTAGGAAGTTAGCGTGTCCATGCGGGCGATGATCTGCTGCAGCAGCTTGGTGGCATCGACGTTGAATGTTCCGTCAGCAGCGTTCATGGCCGTGGCAACATAGCGAGACGGAATGCCCACCCGAAGATACGACCATACCGCTGCCGACAGATCAGGTGAAGCCGCGACGAAGTCACGGATTACTGTCTTGGTGTTGGCGCCATTCTGATACGTAAGCGTGTCAGTTGTGGCAAGCCTGCGATCAGCCTCGGGCAGCTTTGTCTCTGCGGGCTTGGTCGTCTTGAGGAATGACGGAAAACCGATCTGACCCTTCTTCACCTTCGGCGGCGCGAGTGGGGCGAGCTGGGTTCCGGCGAAAAGTGACTTGAGTCGATTGAACATGGGTGGTCCCGCTGAATTTACGCGAGACTACCATAGGCAATGCCTATGGTCAAACAAATGACCATAGGCATTTTAGATCAGTAGTGGCTAGTTTACTAACTACCCACATGACGCGATTTTGTCTTGAAGCTACCCATCATAGGTAGGCGAACATGACAGCCTGCAGCCACCCCCAGCATGCGCGAGGCAACCAGGGCATAGAGCAGCGAGTGGTGCAAGTGATCGAGGCCATTGGTCTTCACCCAGACAAACACGAGCTCGTCCTGCTGGAATTCACGCACCCGCTTTTGGTCTGTCAGGTGTTCCTTCCACAGGTCGTCATGCGTGCAGCTCACCTTCAGGATGCCGCCATTCCGCAGCAAGGACATGATCAGGTCGAACACTCGATCGCGGCTGATATTGACCTGCTGCAGCGACTGCTTACCCTTTTCCTTGTCCTCGTCCACGTCCTTGACCTTGAACAGCTCGACCGCCTTGCTCCGCACATAGACTCCAGCGAAGATGTTCGGCGATTCCTGCTGCATGCGATAGACCGTTTCCGTGTAGGGTCCATGGTCGACAACCGTCATGCGAACCCGATACTGGGCAGCCAACTCCTTGCGCCGCGCAATCACGTTGTAAAGCGGGATTCCCTCGATATGGACGATGACCAGCGTGTCGTCAGGCAGCACGTCACAAATCGTGCACCAGCACGTCATGCCCATGTCCAAGCCCATGACCCGGCTGAAACCATGCGGCCCCTCGCTGACCAGCACCTTCTCAAGCTCTTCCTTGTCGAGTGACGCTTCCTTGTCCTCAAGCGGCACGCCCAAGCGCTGATTGTAGAAGTCCTGCTTCCGAGCGTAATCCACCGACGACTTCACCAGCGCCGAAGGCTTGATGATAGACGGACAGTCGAACGGGCTGATGCGATAGCCGGCGGCGATGAACGCATCCTCCGGGTTTTCGATAACCCACTCCCGATGCATCGGACCCAAATCCGCCTTCGAGCCGCACCTCGGGCACGCCACATAAGCGTCGTACCATTTGAAGTTCGGGTTGGCAAAATGTGACTTGGTGATGTTCTCAAGTTTGTCGTCAAACCCAGGCACGACCACGTGCTGGTCGTACTCAGGGTAGAACCACTCGTTGCACTTACTGCACTTGCACATGTTCAGGTGCCGGCGCGACTGCTTGTACGCCATGTCGATGCCAAAACCCGGGATCGTCGGCGTGCTCAGCTTGATGGTCAGGGCATAGCTCGAATGGATCAAACGTGATTCATAGAGCGTGATCACGTCCTGATTCGAGTTATCAACCTCATCGACCACAAGCAAGTCAGCTGGAATCGAAATAGCCTGACGATCCACCTGGGCGCCACGGCAATAAACGTAGCTGTCGCCGAAGCGCTTCACACTCGCGTTATCGACCTCCTTCGACACCAACTCGCTGAGGTATGGCGACGAGTCGATAACCGGGTCCATCCGGGTCTTCATGAAGTTCTGCGCGGCGGTCGCGCTCGGCAGGGTGTAGATCGTCGAGAACCCCGTGACCAACACCGCCCGCGCCAGCGCCAACCGAGCACTCATCTCCGAGATGCCGATCTGGGCTGACTTCAGGATCACGATGTTCTGTGACTTGTCCTCAAGAATCTTGCGCTGATACTCGTGACCGGTGAATGAAAAGCGCTGGCCCCTGATGTACGTGTGCTCAGTGATGAAGTCGCAGATCGTGTCGTGACTGTGGGCCGACAGCGACGAACGCAGGCGGGCCAAATGCCGATCGAACAGGCCTGCGTCAAACGCACCCATCAGTCAAACACCGGCAGCCGAAAAGTTCGCGGCGTGCATGTGCTGGCACCCTCGATCTTTGGGCCTTGCAACACTTCGTGCTGAATGACCAACACCTCCATGCAACGAGCGCGGAACGCTTCCCAATTGGTGTTTTCACCGTCGCGCTCGGCGATGGCATAGGCGCTGCGCAACATACTGTTGGCTTCGATGAGCAGCTCTTGTTGGCTTTTATGGTGCATGGTTATCTCCAGGTGAATGTATTGTTTCATGACCCAACCTTCGCATAGTCCGCCAGAAAGGCCTCGGCCACATCCTTTGGCAGCGCTCGCATGTGCTTGATCATCAGGTTCTCGATCTCCTTGAAGCGCTCCGAGGTGTGAAACTCCGTCTGCATCTTGATCAGGTGCTGCAGCGTGCTTGCCACCTGACCCGCGACTTGTGCCCGCTGGTTGGCCGGAATCTCGTCATCTTTGAGAACTTCGTCTTGCAACAACACTACCTTGCGGTATTGGCGAACAAGCTCTTCCTCAAGGTTCATTTCCCGTAAGACATCGCCAGGCAGCAACGTTTCGATCTCAGCCCGCAGCATGCGCAGCTCAGATTCTGTGAGCGTTGTCAGCGCCGTCTTAGCCGAGCGATCACCCCGCATGCTGGTTCCAACCTGCGCCCGCTTTTCTTCATCGATCATCACACTGCCCTCTTGCGATCCGTCATCCACATCAACAGTTCAGCCAGCGCCATGTGATGCGATAGTGACATGTCGCGAACCTCTGGGAAAGTCAGGCCGATCGAGCGCAGATCACTGGTAAATAGGCTCTCTAGGATGCGGGCGTCAGCGCCACGTGCAGAAGCCATCTCATTCAGCGTGAGCTCGCTCAGGAGCACAGCGATGAGCATGCGGCGCAACGGTTGCTCCTTCCATGAGGCGGGTGTTTCTGGATATTTGGCTGCTTTTCTGATGAAAAGATTCAATTCCTTGGCCTTTTCCAGCCATTTTTCAGCGTAATTCATCATGTTTTTGTCCAATTCATAGGCCAAAGCCTGACGAAAAACGGTGGGCCAGCTCGATAATTCACCAACTTTATGGCTTGTCAGCGCTTCAATATGGCGAAAAAGTGTGCGCGATGAAACGCCTATTGACCGTGCAGCGTCAACCGCCGATGCCTCGCCAGCGATTACAGACAGGGCTGCACGCCGTGCAGACTGCTTTCTGGCAGGTAGGGTGGGTAGTGGGTTGGTTCTTTTTACCGGCCCAGGCGCAAATCCATATTTCCTGCGGATGCCATGGACTGTGTATTTGGTCAGGCCGAGGCGTGTGCATGCGTCGTCGAGCGTGATCAGGCCTGCATCCAGGCTGCACAGCGTGTCGTACAGTTTGGGCAAGTCCTCGCCCCAGTGCGTCAGAATGAGCTTGATACCGGTCAGGGACTGGTCAAGGGTGTCCCTTGCTTCTTGTAGGGTGATCTCGCCACGCTGCACTCGAATGAGTGTCGGTAGCGTATTGCGAGCCTTGAGGACGACATTTGGATTCGACGAAAGGTCACTACCCGTGAGCGGGAGGAGATGGGCGATCTCAATGTCGTAGAAGTTCGCGACCTTGATGATGTGCTCGCCGGGAATCCTGTTGACTTTGAACCAGCGGTAGATGGCGTTGTTCGTGACACCGATGTGCTTGGCGAGTGCGGTGACGCTTGGTACTAGCGTTCGTACTGTAGGTTTCGGTATGGGCCGGCTGGGCGGTAGGCTAAGCGTCTTGGGCATTTTTATGTCCCTTGTTGAGTTGACGCTTAGCTTATGTGGTTGTTGGTTACATGTCAATAACCGAGGGTGTGTCTTGGTTAGTGATTATCCTCTGCACGGCGATTGTGATAAGGGCATTCGTCGCCTGCACGGCGATTGTGATAAGGGCAGTTTTCGCATCTATCGACAGTAGGTCCATCTTGTTCGCAAGGTAGGGTGCGATCACTGTGGAGATACATCTCAACTAAGACGCGAGCCACACTGGCTGCAGAGGCGCCGACCTCGTCCGCGATCTTCTGAATCTTCAAAGCGGTCTCTATGTCTAGGTTAGCTGTCAGACGGTCGCTCTTGAGGCGCTCCGTGATGTCGGCTGTGTCTATGTTCGATGAGTTGACGATCTTGCGAACAGCGTCTGAAATCGACTTGTTACCTGAAGCCAGAATCAGGTTTTTGTCGTGTTTTGACACGGTTATATTTAGCGCAATATTCATTTTTAATCTCCAGATTATTTTGTGTTATCCGTACACACGCGTTTATACTAACACCATTGGTGCGTAATTTATAGTAATTACTCCACAAATTATGTAATATTTTTTGTGCATAAATAGTGTTGAAAAGTTTGAAAATATGGTCTGGGTTTTTGAGGGGGCTGGAGGCGATTTTTGCCTTTTCACGGTCTAGATTGTCTGGGGCGTCTGGTCGTGGTCGTGGTCGTGGTCGTGGTCGTGGTCGTGGTCGTGGTCGTGGTCGTGGTCGTGGTCGTGGTCGTGGTCGTGGTCGTGGTCTTGGGTCTTCATCCGAACAGAGCCGGCGCCGTGATTATGGGCGGCGATTGTTGCGGCGTTGTGAATGCTGCCCATGGCCGAGGCGCTGCCCATGGCCGAGGCGCTGCCCATGGCCGAGGCGCTGCCCATGGCCGAGGCGCTGCCCATGGCCGAGGCGCTGCCCATGGCCGAGGCGCTGCCCATGGCCGAGGCGCTGCCCATGGCC